GAAAGGATACAAACTTGTCTGGATGGGTCGAAGGTAGATCTCCAGCATTAGCACCACCCGCAGCAACACGCCACGAAGCACCTTCTGCATAGACGATCTCACCCTCTGAGTATGACTTAGATGAGTCAATAGGTTCTGCGTCTCGCCTTGCCTCAAGGCTTTCTACTCGGTCAACCGTAGCGTTAACCACTTTTTTGATTTCGTTGCCGTCTTTGCCAGTTAGACGCGATGTGTCAAGCCTGCCGTAGTTGCCGTCTTTGTCTTTATATGTGATTTTAGCTGACATATTATTTATTTTTTTTATTTAAAGTTTATGAATTGAAAAGGACATTTCCGAAGGGGTGAAGCTATCGCTAGATGCGTCGCTCTTGACTTGAACTGTAATATCATCAGCGGCATTAGCGGAGATGATTCCAGAAAAAGAAGCGGAGCCTATAGCGGATGAGTTTGATACTTTACGATTCAGTTTGCAATTTGCATAGACCGTTCCTTGAGTTGTGTTTTTTAACTGGCAACTGTATGTGGAACCATTAGTCCCAGTGAAGGATACAGAAAACATCGCCATATATACTCCAGTAGCCCCCGCCGTTATCTTATTATTAGCGTGGTCTGCTGACGAAAGTTCATCTAATCCGCTTGAGGAAAAGCCAGAAATGTCCGCAAAAGTGGTTTGCACTGTTTGTGTGGTGACACCTCCTGATGTATAGATTTCCGCATAGTCTTGACCTGTTGCCGCATCAACCGCAGCTTCCACATAACTTGTAGTTGCAATTTTAGTTGAATTGTCTAGCGGTGTCTGCGTAGGGGCTGTGGGGTTGCCTGTTAAAGCGGGGCTTGCTAGATCTGCCTTTAACGCCATGTCAGCCACCAAATTAGTAATCTCAGATTGTGGGTGAGTGTGGGTTGGTTTATACTCAATAAGAGTAAAGCTATTGGTGTCTGTTTTAATCAACCTCGCACAGCCAATTAGCACATAAGGCTGACTTAAAGTAGTTCCTTCGTTGTCTACAACACTTCTTGGTGATGACCAAGTCAGTTCCCCGTCAAGCTCAGGATTGGTGATTTCTATTGAGCCGTTGTCGGCTATAGAATCAATATTTATTGTGCAACCAGACCCCAGAACAGCCAAGTGACCAGTAGTGGTCGGGGTAAACGTGGCTGAGTCGGCTACATCTTCAATGTTTGAATACCCTTTTTTATTTTGACTAATATCGCTTGTATTAGTAGCAATGTTACTAGTGTTCGTAGCAATGCCGCTTGTGTTTGTAGCAATGCCGCTTGTGTTTGTTGCGATGTCGCTTGTGTTTGTAGCGATGTCGCTTGTGTTTGTAGCGATGTCGCTTGTGTTTGTTGCAATGCCGCTTGTGTTTGTTGCAATGCCGCTTGTGTTTGTGGCGATGCCGCTTGTGTTTGTTGCGATGTCGCTTGTGTTTGTTGCAATGTCGCTTGTGTTTGTAGCGATGTTGGCGGTGTTGACCTGCATCGTAACGCTATTATTACCAGCCAGAGCTTCAACAGACGACAACCTCCCAGAGTGGGAACTTAGCTGGTTGCTGTTTGATGTTATGTCGTTGCTGTAGTTTTCATCACTAAGCAGGTTATGCACAAACCCCGTGGTCGCTATTCTTTCCGAGTCATTAGTTGTAGCCTGTGTCGGACATGTTGGTGTTCCAGTAAACACAGGGCTTTCAAGAGTTGCAACCCGTAACGACCCATCATAAACTTGCTGTCCGTCAATTGCGGATGCATATATATACCCCCAGCGCAAATCGCTCTGACCGAGCTGACCTTCTCCGTTGGCTCTTGGGTTTATGTTGGGGGTAGACATTTTTTATTAAAATTAGATTGCTTTCGGGACTATTGTAGCCCCAGATTTTTCCCAGTAAAGATCTTCTTTCTCGTTTGTGAGTTTTATATTTAAGACACCCGCTATTGATCTCCATATTGATGATTTCAGGGAGCCTTTTTCTTTTTCTGTAGGAACAAGTGTATCGCCAACCCTTTCCCAAGGCTGGTCTCCGCTGCTGGCTACAAGTAATGATTTGTTGGATCTTGTCTGCATTATGGGGATAGGGTGACTGGGTTTTTCTGCTGTATAGGGATAGAGAATTTAATAGTTATTCCCTCATTAGCCCTAGTATCTTCAGTCGTAGATGAAGCGACGTTGCCGACACCTGTTGATGTTCTTGTTTCTACAGTATCACCTTTATTGGTAGTAGTAGTGGTGTCTTCTGTTTTGTCAGTCCTCTCAACAGTAGACCCAGCAGGGGTAGCTCGGGTCGACCTTGTGGTTTGTCCTTGGTGAGTCTGTAATGAAACAGTTCCCTTGTTGGTGCTTGTATCGGTATCCCTAGATACTACTACATATGTTACTGTCGCCGCCATTGTTTTGTAAGGTTGATGGTGTTTTATTCTGTTGGTTGCAGGGGTTTGGACGCATGCTGCTGCGTCATACTTTCCCTTGTGTCGTCCCCGCCAGAAGATGCCGTTGAGACTGCGGGGTGAGTAATGGTTGTTGTGCTAAATTCTTCACCATTTGGAGTGGTGGTGGTGTTATGCCCACCCCCTGTTTTGCTTGCCGTCTGGGTGGATGTTCCGTGTGTCGTGGTTGAGACGGACGACCCCCCATCCTTCTCGGATGTATCCTTAGTAGAAGCCCCTGTTGCTTCGCTGTTTGCGATAGTCAGCTCAAAATCAAGTCTTTCTGGCAATATAACAGTTAACCCTCTTTGCCTCATTGCAAGGCAGGCATTATTCACTCCCTCTAGTGCCTGAGTAATAGAGGACTCGATTTCTTCAGGTTTCGCTGTAATTGTAATAGCCATGATTTTACCACCCTTTACGGGTTCTTACTCGGTTTTGAGGTGTTCCAGTATTAGACAAAACCTCTTGGGTTATTTTGGGTATGATCGATGCCCCTGCCCCTCTCTGCAAAGCGATCTGTCTTGTGTTTTCATTTGCCCAAATTTCTGACTCAGCCAGTTCGGCTTTAGCCATAGGTAGAACGTGGGGTATAATGTATTGATCGGGGACGGAAAGGATGGTGTCATTGTCTAAGTCGCTCAACCCTAGCGTGGCAGCGTCTATTGCCGCATCGAACTGAATGGTAGCCTCAGCTATAGGTAGCGGGTCAAGCCGCAGCATGATGCGAGCTTCGTCCAACTGAGACATCCCCGTGTTCTCGATTGTGTAACGATGTGGAGAACCAAACTCTCTGGAAATTGACGCCCCATAAAAAATCCCCTGCCCAGCCGACACCCCGTGTCCTGCACCGCGCCTTTCAGCCCCTACACCAAGTAGCCCGTCATCATCCCTTACGAGCTTTACACCTGTATCAAGAATACGAGGGTGGTTGGTGATTCTGCTTACGTTATAATTTGTAAGCATGATAGTATCAAAGTAGATCGTGGCGGAGTGCGACCCTGTGTCGCCGCGAAACTCATTTAGCAAAGTTGCAACTCCATCGGTTGTCGAGATAATCTCGTTCATGTTAACTTCGCTTCCGACAATAATAGACGCTCCTAGCATGTAGTCTTCAGCAACTAGACCGCCAACTACATTGCCACCCGAAGTCATGGTCACGGTGGTGTTTAGGGGTGGACGAATAAGATGTGAGACGGTAGTTATTCTGTATCTCTCGGGAACAGCAGCGAACCAGTTATAAACCGATGCGTTAATGCAATCTACGATCGTGATTTGATCACGGACATCCATTGCTGACAAAGTTCCCGATACGGTGAACCTTGCTAATCTTTCGGCTAGTTGTTTGGCAATCATTATGCTTGAGCGGGGTCTGAGTTTTCGGTTCCTGCGTCTGGGTTAGACACCCCTATAAAGGCTGATGCTCGAGCCACATCTGAGCTAATCATCCCTGCTTTGTCTTTCTCAAAAAAGAAGTGAGACCTCATGGCGAAAAAGCGAGCGATTGGCAGTAGGGTGGACTCAACGTATTTGTGCGGCATTCCGACGGTGGTCGCGCTGGTAAGGGTTTTTATCTCTGACACCGTGTAATTAGGAGCCTCTGTAGTTGCAAGATATGTAACATCGACATCAACCAAGGGTTTTGGTGTAACCATTAGGGTGACCCTAGTATTGTCTTCCCCAGATTGGTTTCGTGTCTTAATAAAGTAATAAGAAGCCGCCGCTGTGCCAGCCGCTACAACCTCAGCTTCGCTTTTTCCGTGAAATCGTTGATAAAACTGATTGAACTCCGACTGGTCTAGGATGCGGTGAAGCTCCCTGTTGTTCTCCGCAGCAATCCATAAAGGTGTCTGGACTTCTTGAATGTTGTCAGGTAGATCGACGCTACCCCCAGAGGGGACGGTCGCGGTGAACTCGTTCTGCCTAAAATAGTCATGTGGCGATGTCCAAATGAGCTGGAACGCCGAGTTGATTGCGGTCGTCACATCCTCGTAAATATAATCGGGACAAAGAGTTGGGTATTCAACCCATAGGACTCGCAGCACGTTATCTCTGACTTCAAGGAGGGTCATGCTTAGGTTTTGGTGTTAGCAGCCTTTTTTTTGGGCTGTTTTTTGCTTGCGGCTTTTTTCTTTGCAACCTTTTTTTGGGCTACAGGTGGCGGCGTGGGTAAAGATGGAGAAAGACCAGTTATAGACATAGGTTCTGGAGCAGGCTCTGGAGCAGGCTCGACAGGTTTCTCCTCGGTTACCTCTAAATCAAATACATATGCAAACGCCATCAAATTAAATTTATATGCTGACGGCATAATACGTTGCGAATCTTTGTTGAACTCTTCTTGATCAGTGTAGATCTTGCTTCCTGCAATCCACATATCCTCCATGCCGTTTGGCATTTTAGTCCTGATGAATTTAGTTTCCATACAACCCAACTTTAGGGGCGCAAAGTTCCCCTTTCGAGGAAGGCGTATGACGTATGCAGTGACAGTATTTTTTTTCATTGTGAAGGAAATATAGAAGAGGGGAGATGAAGTTACAAGCTCCAATCTCCCCTCTAATTACGATTTATTAAATCGCTCCCTAAAGGGGCTAGTTTTTAACCTAGCTCACTGTTGGGAACGGCTCACCAGCATATTGCACTGCGTGTGTAAGGATGAGGTATCCGACCTTGCGACCAGAAGCATCTTCACATGGCTCCTGTCCGAAGACTGAAGTCACAAACACATCCTTAACGAAACCTCCTTCGTGGGAGTCTTCGGTGCGGGAGTTGCGGTGCTTGCCATAACCACGTCGTGCAGCTTGCGCTCCAAGAACGAGGGTGTGACCAAGAGGAACACCAGCAGCGTTTACTAGGTAAACACTAGAGGTTCCAGCGTCGTGCGTGTTGGTGTGCACAGCGGCATCCCAAGCAGGGGAACCAGTCCAAGCATCGCCAGCAGAAGTATCCGTGGACTGAAGCTTGTCACCGACAGTAAGCTTGTTACCGTTGTTGGCACTGATTTCATAGAAACCAATCTTACCAGCGTCAGTAGCAGCGTTCTGGCTGTTGACAACAGCAACGTAGAAGTCGCCTGAGCCATACAAGCTGTTTGCAGCGGCAAGAGTGTCGGTTGCAAGGAACTTGAATGCGTGTAGTGGGAAATACTTAAAGTATGACGCACTGAGCGCACCTGCGGCAGTAGATCCACCACCAAGAATGAAGTTCTCGGTTGAGAAGCCATCGGTAGTGTCAACACCAAGGAATGCCTTTGGATTGAGCGGGGAACCAACTGCACCATAACCGTCGTGATCGACTGGGTTATACTTTTTGATGATGTTACCACGAACGTCCGTGTATCCACCTGCAAAGATGTAGTTAGCGTCTCCGCGAACACCAGCTTCTACGCAGAATGTCTTGTAATCACTGTCTTGCTCAAGGCTGAACAAGGTGTCAGTGGTTGCAACATAGCAGTAGCGGTTAATGGCATTACCGCTCTTGTCGGTTCCCATTTTGGCTGGCTTGCCGTTAAGGCGTTGCAACTGGACGCTGCCAGCAGTGATTGTGTCCCAATCAAGAACATCGGCACTCACAAGGTCAGCAGCAGATGCTTTGTTGCCAGCGAAGATTTGATTCTCAGAATCACCGTGGTGAAGGAACGACATGAACATCTTCTCAGATTTCTGACGACCCATCCACTTACCGAGCTGCTCAGGGATACCAACAGCGATCTCGCCGCGCATTCCCATGAACTCCTCAGAGCGTTCTGTATAACGAACACCGTGGCGGAGGTAATCAACTGACAACGTGTAAGTATGGATCTTGATTGATTCAAAATCATTCTCGTCGTTAAACAGTTCGTCACCATGCTTAGGCTCATTATAGAGACCAGCCATTTGGGTGAATGTAATCTTCTGACCGCGACCCTTTGCAGTGTCTGTGATGGTCTCGATGATTGCGGAACTACCTCCCTCCATAGGAGCGAAGAAGTCTGTAGTTTGCTCGAAAACCTCGACGCCTTTGCGCCATAGTTCACGAACTGCGCCTGCGTCACCGTAGGCGTTCGATGGGTCATTAGAGAGAGCGTTGCCGATCCCTTGACCTGTTATATTGGATGTATTATAAGCCATTGTTCTTTAGTGTTTAGTTTTTCTTTTGTTTCAATAAAAGGAACTACACTAAAGACTTGTAATAGAGTAAATTAGCCTACCTGCCCCATAGCCGCTGCCATTTTGGCAAAGTCTTCTGGGTTGGCGATATCAGCGATTTTCTGCTGCAAGTCTTTGGAAGCTCCAGTGGTTCCTCCAGTGCGCGATGCGCCGCTGGCGGATGGTAATGGTGCTGGTTTCTCTGTCCTTGCGGGCTGGGGTGAAGTGGATTGCTGAGGCGGGGTAGATGGATTCTGAACTGCTGCGGCTTTTGCAATTACTGGCTCTTGTCCTGCAATAAACGGGGCTACATTTAGTTCTCTCGCTGCCATTTGCGCTACAAGCAGTGGCTTGTTTGCATCGTAGTAACGAGGGTCGTCCGTGGTCTCCAGAGCTTCGTCGATTTCCCTACACTTTGCGAAGAACTCGGTGTCTTCTTTAGCAAAGTCTGGAAATGTTTCAACGGCTTTGGTGTGTGAATTTTCAAACTGGCGGCTTCTCTCACTGGTTGCAACTTCCATTGCTTCAGATTCTCTTTCACCAAGAACATCAATAAGTTCTTCGGCGTCGATGATTCGCTCTCCAATATCTGCTGCTTCATCCAAGTCTCCATCACGCATAGCCCTGTTTTGATCCATTCGTAGATCTCTAAGGTTTTGCTTGGCTTCATCTTGTGTGATCCCGTCAAATACACTATCTTCACTATCTTCTGCTTCTTGGTCTGTTGCAACGATATCATCACTAGCAGTATTTGGCTGCGTATCGGGGATTCCGAGATGATTTCTTGCTAAACCTAAAGCTTCTGACATTGAGACAGGTGCTTGTGCGGATTGTGCTGCTTTGAAAATTCTAAATGCCTCTGCATCCAATTTTTCCTCTGGGCGAAGTCTAAACTGAGATTCCCGCTTTGCAGCGGCTTCCTCATCATTAGTGCTTTCAGTTTCTGTCTCGGCTGCTTCTGCTTCTAGCGCGGCGGCTGATGTAGGGTCAATCGGGGTGGTAACCTCCTCCTGAGTTTCTACTTCCTCCTCTGCTGCTTCCGCCTCACCCTCTGGAGGGGCTGCGGTTGCAAGTGCGTCTGGGTCTCCTTCAAGTCGGGCTTTCATAGCCTCGTATTGATTGATGTCCCCAATGCTGTTGACTTCCTCTGTTGGCGATGGTGCTACCTCTTCACTTGCAATTGCAATGTCTTCAGTTTGCTCCACCTCACCCGAACCCACATGGTCTGTTGAACCAGCTTGGTTGTTTTCGGATTGGATATTAGTGGTATCGGCTTGCGCCTGACCCTCTACCGTCTGTTCTGATAAATCGGTATCTACCTGATTGCTCATAAGCGCATTTTGCTATTGATTAATTTAATTGCAAGAATTAAATTGCATTTATGTCATTACCTACATCTGACTTCACTTTCCCCCCTTTGATAAAACCTCTAAGCGGACTCAACAATGACGAGATGGATTTTGAAGGAGAGTCCGTAAGAAATGTTGAGTTTTCTAATGAGCACAGATCAAAGACCGCTGATACCCTCAACTATTTTTCAGGATTCACTGAGACAAAAATCACCGATATGGACGGTTTTGTTTACACCGTCCTAGCGCGATCAAACGGAGCGGACAGCCCGTCAACAACCAGCCTGACTTTACCATACACTATTTATTATGCTGATGGCTCTACATCAACAATTACTGAGGCGGAGATATTTGCCGACTACGACCCTACTCCTGAAGATGAAGGAGGTGAAGGACACACTGAATGGGGCATACAGTTTGAGGTATCGGCTGGGGAAATGACTGGATATGTTGAGTTCAATGACCATGGGGATAGGTTTATTGAAGAAGCGGAACCCTCATCCGAGCAAACTGGATACTGGTTGCCAGTCATTCTTGGAGGGGAAAGGGTATCCACTGGTGGGCTTTACCAAGAAGATGCAATGTGCGATGACGGGGTGAAGGTATTTTTAATCAAAGTAGGGTAATGCACAGACTAAGACCTATAGAACCGCTTCCACCATACCCGACAACTGCCGTTGTTTGCTTGGTGGCTACTCTGGGAGGGCGCACGGAATCTACTTTTGAGCTAGACGGAGGCGACGATTTTGTAGCTGAAACCGTTGAATTTCTAGCAAACGGGAAGGTTAAAACCTCCATGACCGTCACAGGCTCCTATTTCCCATTCGGGGAGAATACCACCATGGGATTTAGCTGTGACCACGAAATTACAATAACATCAGGAGGAATGCTCCAATGGGTAGACATTTATCGTTTGGTGGGCGGGGTGCTGACCAGCACAAGAATTGCCGAGGAGACAGGAGGATCAATAAATGTCACTTTTGACCCTGCTGATTATGACGCAGGAATATGCGGATTCTTCCTTGAATTTGAATGGGGAGGAGGTCTAGCGATAGGGGACTCGTTTGATGTAACTTATTAATCAATAGGATTGATGTTCGCTGCCATGTTGGCGGCAGATGACTTCTTCCTTCTCTCACAGAACTTGAGGATGTCATCACACAGGGACAACTCACCCCTGTAGAAGTCAGCCTCCCTCTGATCGGTTCCTATCTCGTTGATCTGCCCCTGAGCCTCATCTCTTATTTTTTGGATCATTGGTATAAAGATCTCGCTCCATCCAGAGCACGCCTCGAGTCGTTCTACGCGCTCACCAACTTTTTGTGCCATGTCATAGGCTATTCTTTTTGCGTCACTCATTAGTCGTTAGGGGCTACTTCTGCTGGCATGTTGTTGCTGGTGTTTATTGCTTGGTTTGGCTCGCCGCCGCCAGCACCTTGCTGTTCTGGTAAGAACCCTCCATTGGGGGCTTGGGGTGGTAGCTGAAAGTCTGTGGGTGCGATGATGCCGTCAACATGCGCTATTTCAAAAGATTTTAGCATTTGGCGGTATAGCGGAGCGAGTCTTTGCTGTAAGGCTGGCGGAAGCGAATAGTATTCGATGACCTTGGCTGACGCTTGGGACGCCTGTGCAAGCTCTTGCTCGTTTTTATACTTACTCATTTCCATCCGTATATCCATCTCTATGGATCGTTCTATGTCATTTGGGTCGAACTCGATAGACTGGGCTTGGTCGTTCTCTGTATAGATAAACGCCTCCTTGTTGTCCATGTAAGCCATTGAATAAGTAACAAAAGACTTGAGAACCTCTTCCAAGCCTTCTTGCATCACAGACAGGTAGATCGAAAACATCTCCTGACCAGACCGCTCAATGTTCCTGACGCCAGTTGCAAGTTTTGCTGTATCCATTCCCAGCATGGCGGCATCGTTCGCGTGGGAGACCCCAGACATATTAATTGCAACCTGCATAAAGAACTCGATTTCTCGGTAAATTTCACGACCCTTGATGTCATACAAGGGAACCACGGTGAGAATGTTTCTAGGGTCGGCGTTGCCTTTTGGTGTGTAAACCTCTCCACCATTAAGCTCAAGGTGCGGGTTATCCTCTCCTTCAACAACCTGATCTTTTCGCCAAAAAATAACATTGCCCGATCTGGATTGTGAAAGACTCCAGCGATTTACGAGAAGGTCAACAACTTCTTGCAATGGCTGAAAAACCTCCATTGTTCCGATACCGTGCCAGCGACCATCAACTCGGTTAACTCTAATTACATCGAAAGGTCTTTTGCCATTAGGGGTTCTGTTTGCAACGTAGTCATAAAACAAAGGTCGCTTGTTCTTGCGGTCAATCATTATTACGATGTCCTCTTGGACGCCGTCCTCATCCGCGTCAAAGTGTAAAAACACCTCGGCTATTTCTATAATAGGCTCAGTAGGCTTGTTTTCATCCAGACCTCCATCTTCTCTGCCGCTATCCCCGATAGATTCGCCTACCTCTGGGCGGGGTTTGTTAGCACTTGCTGACGGTGCTGTGTTTCCACCGACAAGCTCTTGGAGGGACTCATAGATTTTTGCTGCGGTTTCCCTTGTGGTTGAGTTGCTATCCTCCAAGGCTGAGATGTAAAGAGAAGCTATTTCAATTGCTGGTTTGTCGTATAAATGCGCCACACAGTCTGCTTCATCGAGCGAGGCGGCGTCAAGCGGAGCTAAAAAGTCCTTGTAGTAGACCGTCTTGCTTTCCGCGCCAGCGTAGCGCACCTTCTGTCGTTGAACCAACTGTTCTTCAAAGATGAGTTCTGATGGGTCTTGATACTGCGGCGGCAGCTGGGTTTCTCCGTCACGTTGCAAAATCCACACGTTTCCTTGCTCGGTCTCGGCTACAGACCATGTGTCCATTTGGGTGATGTAGTCGCTGTCTGCGGCAACAAACGGCTGACCGTCCTCTGAAACTGCAACTGACAATTGGCTTTTGAACGATGTCCAATCCTGTCGGTAAACAGTCTTAACGACCGACTCGCCACGTATAATTGCTCCTTCTATCGAGCTGATTACAGTGTTCTTTAATTCTGATTTTCGAGCTTTGTATTTGAGGTATTTGTCTAGTATCGACGCCTTGTCATCATCTGACGCCCCGACCGAGTAAGCCCCAAACCACGGGTCAGTCCCGAGAAAGTAATTAGCCGATCTTGCAATCTGCTGCTGGGCGATACGGCGAGACATTGGGACGGTCAGGTTGGATTCCGAGAATATACCCCCAATAAGGTAAGACCTCCAGTCAAGCTGGTTGTGGTAGGTCATCTCATAGAGTTGACGTTTACCCATAAATGATCCAGCGGCATCCTTGATTGTCGCGTTCTCACCGTGTCCATACCAGTTGTGGTGCTCTGTGTTTTTTCTACCCAAGTCTTTCTCAAGGCTGTCTATCCTCAACAGTGCGTGATCAACCAGCTTCCGTTCCTGATCTTCTGTAAGCTCAAGCGGAGAAGGGAATACCACCTTAGTGTTGTTTTTCCCTTTTTTACCAATGCTGGTAATCGGTTTTGTTGTAGCCATTTTTTCGGCTACTACTTGAACTTGGCTTTTGGGTGATGTGTTTTCTGAGTCGCTCATTACTTGTTGTGTTTATCTTTTAACTTTTTGTAGACTTTGAGTGTGTCTTTTTTAAACGCTGGGAGTCCAATTGCAATATCCAATGCTTTTTTTCTCGCGGCAGCTCTTTTAGCCCTGATTGATTTAGCCCCCTCGTCAGTCATAAGGGTTGCTCCTTCGCTTCTATAATACCTGTTATAAAGGCTACTGTAAATATCCCACTGCTTATTTGTCATGGGTAGCGTTACCCTGAGATTATCGCTGACCGTGTAACGATAATTCTTTTGAGACTTGTTCGGTATGTTTACCGACTTGTCCATCGGGTGTCGCTTGTTGTATCTCCTGATTGCCTCTATGTCCCTGACTTTTTTGTAGTCTTGGGTTTTGAGAATCCAGTCGATCATGTGTCCTGCGGCAGGTATTTTTTTTCCTAAGCCGTCAGGTCTCTTCATTTTTTCCCCGAAGGCATTACGGCTTGGTGCTGGCGAATACTTGCTTTTTGGTAGCCATGATCCCTCGTCAGCATTTGGATACAACTCATAGGCAAGTATTCTTGCAAAGCCTTCCATGCCTTCATCATCTAAACCAGTCTCGTCATAGTATTTGTTTGTGTCCCTGATTGGCTGGCGTATCACGTTGGGGACTAGCATTGTTGCAAGCTGGCGAGCCAACCACTGTTCTGGACGCTTTTTCTCGTCCTTCATCATCAACAACTCGTTGATTCCCCTGAGCATGGTCTTGTCAGTCATCTGGGAAATCATGGTGTTTGCAACAAAGTCCTGAGTCCAATCCCATAGCCCCTGATCGCCACGCGCCGTCTTTTTGATATTTCTAATCATATCAACCGTAGTTCCAAGCGTGATAGCAGCGGGGTCAATCCGACCATAGTCAAACGTTTTGCCAAATACGCGAACGCGATATTGACCCATTCCTTCTGCGTAGGCGGCATTTCGGGCAGCCCTCGAACCTTCGCCAAACTTGTCCATTGACCCAGTAATGAGAATATCTTTTTCACCATCATCATCATCACCTTCAGCCATGCCGTAGATTACAGATGCAATAATTGAGGATACAATTTGTGAGCTGAATCGGTGAATGGCGTGTGCCGCTTCTGGATCTGCTTCTCCTCGATTGTTCTTGGCATATTTCACAACTTTGTAGCCAGTGATTGCAGTAACTAAGGGGTTCGGCACATAGTGGAAGCCTTTTCTGATAAGGTTCATAATTACTCGAGTAAACGGCATTATAGTAATTCTGACTCCACCAAGAGCTAATCTCAGACCCTGAACAGTAGCAGTGGCGAGGGCGTTATCAGCTATATCTACTTTGGCTTTTAGCTTCTTATCGCTGTCTTTTATGTAGCTGTCAGCCGCACCAACAACAGCCGACATTGTATCTCCCAGTAAAGAGAGTATGTCGCCGTCCTTAAGAATAGATGTGTCCAACTCCTCAAACTTTGGCAGGTTTTCGGTAAACACCGAGATGTCAGCTTGTTTACCCGCCGCATCCCATGATTTAGAACCTAAAGTCTTGGTCTCTAGCTTGATAAATTTCCCTAGCTCCTTTCCTGACAAACCCCGCTTAACCCCTTCACGATAGGCGCGAGCGGTCACCTCTGCTCCAGCGATGTTGTATCGGAGGAACTCGTCAACACCAAGGTTGAATCTAAGAACTCCGCGAGCCAGTTTACCGAGCTTGAAGTCTTTGGTTTTATTACCGCCTGCAAGACGGGTCAAGGTTGCTGGTCGCTGGGGAGATCTTCCCTTCATCAACTTGGAGATTAGGTCGTCAACGTAATCAAGTAGGTGACCCATTTGGTAACCCCTAACTTCCTCGGATGACTCACCCTTATATGGGTTAGCGGCAACTCCGCCTTCTTTGAATTTATTAAAGTAAGCTCGCTCTGTATCAAAAGCAATAAGTGCTTGTTGCGCCCCTTTAGCCCACCATTCTTTCCATCCCTCCTTGAGGTATTTATACTCTGCAAGTGATGCTGAGTCTGGGTTTTTTAGGTAGGCGTTAAATGCGGCTTCAGCACCACGGTCTACAAGCATCCTGTATCCACCGAACGGAATTGAAAGAAGGTTGACGGCTACTGTCTTTGCGGAGAATACGTTTGCATACCACGTTCCTATGGTTCTGGTAACAAAGTCTTCATCCATTTTCTCCAGAGATCTGAATGCCGCCATAACATCGCGGGGGTCTAGGATATTGAAATCCTTAACTCTATCGCGCCCTGCACGGAAAGAGTGCTCAACAATAGCCTCTACAGCCTCGTTAAGTTCAATTTCAGTTGGTTTATTAGGCATGGTGCTAGGTGGTCGACCAGCTTTGTAGTCATCCATTGTGTCTACGCGATACCCGTCAATTGCAATTTTTCGTGCCTGTTTTTCGACTTCGGCTCTGAACTTGGCAATGATCTTGTTGTGTGATTTTGGATCAACGCCAGTTGATGCTTGGATTGTTTTTGGGCTAGATCCTTCGCGCCATTTATTTATGACTTGCTTGTGCTTATTCGAGAACCCCGCAAGAGCCGCTGCGTCAGCAGCAGTCCCCACCCCATTCCCTTGATGGCTGGCGTTAAATACATCCGCGATGTTTATCCCGTCTTTCTTCAGTTGCTTTTTAGCCCTCTCGTAGCGTTTAGTTTGATATTCAGCCAAAGCCTTGTAGTAAGCCTCTCTATTTTGCTTAGGAACCGCTCCTACACCATTTTTGCCTTCAGCTTTTGCTCCGAATTTCTTCTTGAGGGCTGATATAACTTCGACAGATGGCGAGTGTATTGCAATTCCAATAGCATATGCAGCACGCTGTTGCGGTGTCTGGAAGGGGTCTTTCATTGCCGCCATAAGTCGTGCGGGATTTGCCCTGCCTTCTTGATGGGCGAAACCTAGTATTAATGCCTCGTTTATAGCGTCTTTGCTTCCGCTTGCAATTGCAGCTTGCAACTTATCAGCCGTGAAACGGGAAGCGGCTATAATTGTTCCGCCAGTCACCTCTCCAACGTAGTCACCGTTGGCATAGTCGTAAATCATCTGCTCTATTTCATTGGCAGGTTTAGCTAGAATAACAGCCGCTTCCGCCTCCCATTTAGCACGATCCTCAGCTACAAACGACTCTAGATACATTTCTTTAATGACATCTTCCGCATTTCTTGTGGCGGGATCAGATGACCACTTAGCCTTCTTGGGATCTCCTTGAACTACTTTCTGGTCATTGTCGTCGAACTTATCTCTGTCTTGCATCATCCGATCGCGCTCTTGGTCAGACGTCTTTACCCGACCAGCCGCTGCCCGACCTGACTTAGAATCTATTGGTCTTGGCGATTGGAGGTTGATCTGTTGCGACATCCTTGCCCCATTATCTCTGGTAACCATGCCGTCAGTTGCAATATCCTCAGTAAGAGTAAGGACAGATGCTAAAACTGAGTTCATTTTAACTGGAACCCCGAGAATTTTACGGATAGCGTCAAACAGTGAGTCAAGCAAGCTTCTCTGACCTTTTCTTTTTGGGTCGCTAATGTTATTGAGAAACTTCTGCATTTCCACGTTGGACATGGCTTGAGCTACAAACTCGAGCACATTACCCATTCCGTAAGCCACGTTACTGTGAACCTGTTGGTCTGCTGGAAGGTTTTCGTTTTGCCTTACAGTAACCATTGCTTCTGCCCCAGCCCGTGTGAGTTGCGGCACTGTTTTTTGAGCGATGTCGAAGAGTCGGAACATTTCACGTTGCGCCGTTGTGTAACGAGCCTGCGATCCTCCAGCCCTGCCGCTCCCAACCATTGCGGCTGTGTCGCGGTAGTCAGCGTCAATCAACTGGTCATGGATTGTTCCGCCGAGATCATTTAATAGCGTTCCAACAGTTGAAACATGTGCGTATTCATGTAGCCATGTTTTCACGGGCGCATCCCACCTCAATGTGATTTTTCCGCCCTGCTCATAGCTTCTGTCTGTTCTCTCGTCCCACCTTATCGGAGCATTTAAGAATTTTTTATTGTGCGACTTGAGCATTGCTTTCGCCAAATCTGCAAACTCTGAACTCCCTTCTTTAATGATGCCATCCAGCATCGACTTTACCGACCCTCCATACAATTTATGCATCTTGGAGACGTATTCCCTTATCTGCTTGTCTGTGTAGATGGGCTGCTTGGTGATATCTGGCTTTACATAGAAATCGTTGTTCGCCTTCGCCTGCTGGTTTACTTGGTTAAGCGGGGTGAAGTCCCTGTTGTCGAGTTCATCGATAAGGGTTGAGATTTCATCGATCTCTGCCGCAAGTTCGGTGGATTGGCTGACAACTCGCCCAGTTTTCCTGTCAAGCTCAGTTGCAAGATACCCCCCATCATCCCATGAATCACGATCCCAATACAAGCCTATAGGAACCCCTGCATTACTCATGTAGATGAACGAGTAGTCGGTGTAGTGGTTGCTGGCGTTATTCTCCGTCAGCTTTATGAACTTGCTGATTCCTGTAGACATCAGAGCATCCCATAGAGTCTGATCCATCAGCTCCATGTCGGCATCAGTCAACTCCCACTTCTCATCAAGATTGTTTGGGATCTGCGGTCTGCGCGGGGTAACTACTGGGCGTTTATCGTAGTCCTCTGTAACTTTTGAGTTGTAGGACTTGATGGCTTTTACCACCTTGGTCTGCTGGTTTACTCTTCCTCCATTCTCGCCATATACGACTGCCAAGCTCTTTCCCGCGAGCTTTCCTCCTCGGATAGTGACTGAGGGTCTATAGGATCGAGAGTCCTCACCTCTTCTGATTGATTTGTAGAGTTCGTTTGCGGCTGTGCCGTAGTCTGGGTCGTCTTTTTGTTTGCTTCCATAAGTGTCGTGAATTAGTTTTTCGTAATACCAGAGGAGTGCTTGCAGTTCTGCGGGGTTCCAATCTTTACCAGATCTTTCTTGTAACTTGGCTCGCACCCGATCCATTGTCAATCGAATAAATCTACGATGCCCGCCACTCTTGGGAGCCTCAACCATATCTAGTCCGTCTGCAATCTTTATGTAACCATTGGAGGACAATCTCAATTCATTCAATACGGGGCTGAGATCCTTTCTGTTTTCAGGGATCGTGAAGTGATCTGTGATCTTTTTAAGTGTCGCGTGAGAGGTTGATGCATTTGTTCTCACTCCAAAGGATTGCAACACGCTCATCGCCCCCTTATCTGATTTAGCCGCATCGAGAGCATCTTTGTATCGTTTTCTCGACCTTAATAAAACTTTTTTGTCAACCCTCTGCATCTGGGAACCTAATGCCCTACCGAAGGTTCGCATAAACCAACGATCCATAGTGGTGGTATTAAAGTTTCCAGAAAGGTTGAAGAAGAACGATCCAAGCTTGGCTCCAAATATAAGAGCAAAAGGAACGACCTCATCGATCAACTCGCCCTTGGTGATGTCTTTCGCTTCCTTGGCGGTGAAGCCAAAATCATTAACTATTGCATCCCTTAAGTCTTTAACTGTTCCTTCTGTCTGGAGAAAAGAATCAACTTTTTTCCAGCCAAGAATCTGAGTAAGCTTGTCGACCCTTGCTAAAGCATTTGATATTTCATTAGCTCTTTTACCAGACACTTTAGTGTCACCCATCTTGCCTGTAGACTTCCAGTCGTTATAAACTTTCCATGTGTCAAACGTCTGGTCTTTTACCTTATTGCCGTTAGATGTAACCGCAAGTAATACGCGCAGGATAAAGTTGTTTTCTGGTTTAGATGCATCTGGATCAAGCTCCTCAAAGATGTCCATTGCCATCTTGAGCCTAGTCTCATACCAAGATTGAAATTCAGGGAAAACTACTGATGCTTGCTCAGCAACCTCCAACATATTATCAGATGCTTTTTCAACATCTCCCAAGAAACGCTTCTCTTGACCTGCGGCAAAGTTTTTCTTTCGCCCCCTCCAGTTTCTTGACCAATCAATTTTATTGGATTTCTTTAGAAGGATTTTAGCAATAGTTCTGACCTTACCCCCTTCAAGTGGAGAGGTTTCTACTGGAACGTAGTCCTCTGCAATAATAGCCTCAAGGATCTGTTTGTGCTGATTTGTCCGTGGTTGCTTTAATCGCCCGCCGTCTTCCGTAACATCTTCATTGCCCTCTTCCCGAACTCTTGAGGGGACTCTTCTGGTCGCGCTCGAAGCGAGGGCGATAACATCACCAATTTCTTCCCGCTTGGAGAGGATTTCTTCTGCTGACTCTGCGAATCCTTCTGGTGTTTTTTGTTTTCCATCTTGTTTTAAGCTTATTTCTTGTTCGTTTTCATTTCCATCAATGTGGAAAATGGCGTCTTGGTTAGAAAGAATACCTACCCTTACTGCTGTTTCAAAATCCGCTACAGGGAAGCTAACGTCAAGAACAAATTTTCCGTCACCTCTTTTCCAGCCTCCAAGGTGTGCACCTTCAGTTTCAAACACTTCTTTGTGATCAACAAAAAACTGCTCAAGGTCTGCATCGGTAAAATCTTCGCCTACAACAGTCTCTGTGTCTTTACTAGCGGCGACTGCGTATCCTTTTGGTGCAAAATCAGAGTTTTGATCAATAGTGAACCCCCAAGGGTTTTCCTTGATCATCTTGGTCAAGGTTGAAGAGTTGCTCCTGAACGATTCGAGTAGTCCCGACTGATTTTTCCGCTTAGGCGGGGATGACTGGAGCCTGACCTTGGTCTCCGCCTCTCTCATCATTGCAACAGTGTCATTGAAAATCTGCTTGTTTTTACCGATTTTATTAAAGGTTTTTATCTTCTTCTCGAAAAAGTCAATAATACCCCTAAGTAAATCTGCGATCTTCTGAAAGGATTTAGTCCTCATCTCCTGCTCAGTCACCGTGCCGTAAAGGATCTTTTGAATAGCAGCCCTTTTGAACTCGGCAGCTTGATTCATTGGTGTCTGGTTGGACTTGTAGACCTTGCTGAATTTTTCAGCAAACCCATCACGTTTCATTTCTTCGTAAAGATCTTCATGGTAGGCGATATAGTCCACCCCGCTATTTTTAATAACCTTGTAGCTGGAGGCGTGAATTAGCTCCTCCCTGACGATCAGGTCTAAAGCCTTGTCGCTGTAATATGAAAGCTTCTTAGAGTTTAGGTTAATCTGTGACCCTTGTTTGCCTAATGTCCACTCAGCTAAAACTCCAAATGGAACCGTGTTGTTTGCGACTCCAATTGATTTAAAAGCTTCCCCGAACTTCTTGTAGATGCGGTATTCTGTGTCGCTTACAGACCGAACAGGTTTGGCTTCTGGTTTTAGGTTTTTTGGGTTTGGTGACTGGAGGTTGATTGCGGACTCAGGCTGCGCCTCGAATGGTCTAGCCACCCCGTTTTCATGAGTAATAGAGACGTCAGCTTCATTGAACATGACGTAGTTGTATGTGCCTTCTCCCTTGTCTCTTGAATCGCCATCAAGATACTTAATGCCCTTAATGCCTGCTTTTGCTAGTGCTTCAGATGCTTGTTTGGGGTCGCGGGCGTTTGATTGCACCAACATGTCATAAAGGTCGCTACCTCCCATTTTTCGTGTGAGTTTGCTAATATCAAAATCTAAACCTTTTTTTATCTCAGCCTCCAGATCTTTTATCTTTTTGGCTCGCCCTTTAAATGGTTTTGTCTCAAGTAATTCCTGAAACCTTTCGCGTTTTCTTGCATTGGTTTTAATAGCATCCTGAACCTTCTCGCTTTGCTCACTCAGTGGCTTATCCCAATCGAGTAACTCGTTTTGCTCTACATCAAGCTCAACCGTGTATAGGTTCCCTTTTTCGCTATGAACTATCTCCAGTCTTTCCTCTAAATCTTTCTCAAATTTCGTGAGGAACACAATGGAATCAATAGCATCATTGTAATAATCCTCGCTCACCCGACCCGCCTTAATAAGGTCAGGGGCTTCAATTATCTTTTTATTGTAATATTCCCTCGCCCCATCAAGCCCGCGACTTGCAACTGTGTTTAATGTTTGCTCCTGATAATAATTAAATTCTTGGTTAAGATATATCTTCGTCCCATCTAGTTCAACCCAACTAAGCCCAGCATCCATGTTTTGATACATTTCGGCAATTGATTTGGTTTCCGTGAAATATAAGCCCCATCCATAAACTTGTTGCCCCTCACCAGAGCCGATCTTGTCCGTGGACATTTCCCCCTCGATCTTATGCCGAGTGCCGTGGAATGCTGACTGCATGTTGATCAAACCTGCCGCGCTTAGCGTCCTGCCGTCGTCCGTTCGGATCATCTTAACCTCATCACTTATTTGCATCCGACCATCTGACGACTTCCTGAAGCTATTTGGTGACTGGGTGCTGACTCCCTTGCTTTCTTTCTCTTTGGTCTTCCTTTTACTTGCAGCTTTCGCTCTGTATTTAGTGACTTGGTTGGACTGAGTGTTGTCAGCAGTAAATATTTCATCAAGAACGTCCTTAACCCGCTGGTCATACATCTTGGAGCCTACAGTCTCCCCTTCGACGGACTCGTAATATTTTTGCGCCCCGTCTGCAAGGGTTGCAATAGAGTCTTCAATTTGTGCTGGGGCTTTACCGTTGCGGATGTATTTCTCTATAGCTTCCGCGACAAGCTCTACTGGATTTCCTCCTTGGTTAATAGCATCCCTCATCCAAGAATTGAGCTTTTTAATACCCTCTCTTCCTAGCGCGTCATACAGGAACGAATTTCCGCTAAGAGGGTTCTTTCTCTCGGTAAGGACGTGAATAAACTCATGGGGAGCGGTGGTCGGGTTGGCTCCTCGTCCAAATTGCACGGTTTGCCTGCCTATCCCTAGCCCAGTTTCTCCCTCAGTATTAAGCTGACCTCCATACATCCTGTATTCATTACCCCTGCGAGCTTGCATCTCTGATAACGCCTCGTCATAACGTGCGAGGATTTGTGCGTCGAGCTTCTCGCGCTCTTTAATGATTCGGTCTGAATCTTTTTGCATTTGGGTCTCAGCCCATGCTCCCTGCTCCTCTTTTGTTAAATTCTTCTTAAGCTCGGGGTCAAGCTTCGCTAGGTAGTCTTCAAGGGCTAAAGCTCTGAACTCAACGCCTAAAGCTAACTTTTTCTTGATTAGGTTCTTGGCGTCGGCGGCTTTCTCGAGTTCGCTTTCGTTTGCGAGCTTTTCCATCATCTTGTCCGTAGCCTCAAGTATCTGGGCTAAGTAAATGCGATTTTTGGAATTGCTAAATAGATAGGTGAATAAACCCCCTTCATCCGCCGCGAGTTTCATTTGGCGAACAGCCGCTGGAGCACTGTCCTCGGTAAGCAGTGGTTTTGCCGTTTTTTTACCTTCGACAGATTTATTCATTTCATTTACTAACGCCATTTCTGCGGTAACAGCCGCATCACCGCCTCTGGCGTCGAGTATTTGTCTGAACCCGTCCATTAACTCAGACAGGGCTTCGGAGCGGCGTGATAGCTGGACGTGGTCTACAGATGCAAATATGCTTTCAGCACTGTAGCCGCTATTTTTGGCAACAGATTTTACCATCGCAACAATTGTGTTTATAGACGCGAGCAGTTCATCTCGGGTAATTGCTCCAGACACTAAGGCTTCTGCATGAGACCTTTTTATATCTTTGATTGCCTGTTTCTCAAACTTGCTTGCATTTAAGGATATCGCTTGGTTTCTTGTCCTCGTTTCTCTGTAAGTTCCGTCAGGCATCATCACCCTGTAGCCTCCGCGCCTCATTGGTGAAATGTTAGCAGGCAAGGTGGCGTCTGCTGTAGTTGCAATCTTGGTGGCTGGGGTTGCAATACCAAGAGCTTCAAGAGATTTTGGGCTTACCGACTCCTTGAGTAATGCCATTGCGTAATTCTCATATTGGTAAAGCTGCTCTCTTACGCTGTCGGGGGCAGTTTTGAGCAGTTTCCTCACCTCGTTGAGAAAGCTTCTTATGAATTTCAGCATCTGCTTAACGAAGGGTTTGTCTCCCTTTCTGATATGTGATTTCAGCGTAGCACGGAAAACTTTTTCGTTCAGCATGTTCTCCAAGAGGAATCTTGTTCCTTCTACGGGCGACATCTCTACATTTCCTTTTTCGTAAGTAAACCGCTTTGTAATCATTGCCTGTAAGCTTGCAGGCATAGCCTCCCACAGGTTTGCGGCTCCCGAGTCGGTCATGGTTTCTTTTGTCACTCGGGATATCAATGCCCTAACCACTGCCTCCGTGGTCTTCGCTTTGCTTAATCCAGCCTTTAGGGTCAAGGAGCCGTCTGGGTTGATCCTGAAGCTCTCCTTCATTTCAGCATCTTCAGTGACATCAGTGAATAGGGCTGAAAGCAGTTCTTTCTTGCTTGTTGGAGCTGGTTTCGGAGCAGGCTTGGTTGGGGTGTCTTTTGGTTTTGCGGATTCCTTTGGTTGGGTTCCTGCCGCTGGCGACTGGGGGGCTACGACCCCTACCTCTTCGGTCATGTTGGCTTCAAGGACTTCCCCGTCTTTGGCGTGATCGAGAATCGCTTTGTCCTCAGCTTCTTTGATCGACCCAGCTTCTACCTCTACCGTCCTTGGGCTACCGTCGGCAGCAGTCAGGGTGACCCTAAACTTCTTGGTTGCAGGGGCTTGTGTTTCGGTTGGCTTCCCTCCAGAGGGTGGTGCAGATTCTTTTGGTGATGGGGGTGTCTCCGCGCCTTCTGGAATTTCCTTGCCTTCGACTTTGTTTTCAGCGGTTTGTGCGGATTTCTCCTTGGCTGCCAATCTTTGACGCTGCTGAGTCTCATTCAATGTGATGAGATCTCCAGCGGCATCTGGATATGTTGTTGCAAGCTGTGCAATAGAAGAGTCGGTGATTACCACCTCATCCCCAACCATTTCATAGGAAGCCGAGTCATCCAGCAGATTGGCTTCAAATGCTTTTCTGTCATCAACGTTGAGATCGCTAACTTTTGTTCCGCTTGCAACTTTTATGATTGCTCGGGCGCGTCGAGCTTCTTGCGCTGCTCGCATACCAGAATCAACCATTTCATTGTCGCCTTTCTGCTGACCTTCTTCGATCTGGCGTTTAGCCTTGGCTTCGGATTGGGTTATTTTTTCCTGCGTCTCGATCGCTGTTTTGAGGTTTCTTGCAACAATTTCTGAATCTTTTGAACCTTTAGCTGGGTCGCTGTTGATTAACTCTAACCCTGCCTTGACTTGCGCTGGTTCAAACGCTCCTTCTTTTCCATATACAGCTCGAAGGGCATCGGTTGCCGTTTCTACATTAGTGAGGTTCTGTGCATTTACGCCCGTAGATATGAAAGATCTAGGGGAACCAGCCACCCCGCCCATAATCGAGCCAGCTATAGCAGCCTCCCAAAAGGCGTCCATGGATTGACCAAACGATCTTCCATCTACCGCAAGGGAGGCAAGCAATTCGTCCGTGCCTTCTTCCGCCGCCTCAAATAAAATCGGCTTCAACACATCGTGTATACCCTTCCGAAGAACGACCATTTTTTGGCTTTTGGTCATCGTTTTGCTGCCAACAAGCCTAAAGAAGTCCCTCATGGTTGAGTTGCGAAGACTGGATGACGGCTTGAATATTATATCTGCACCAGTCCTGCCAAACCCAAGCATCACTGTCGAAGTAATGGCTCCAGCAAATATGGCTTTTCCTTTTACATCAGATGAATTTGCAATTTCTTTTTTCTCGTCGTCAGTCAGGGATCTTCCCAGCTCTTTTTCAGCCTTGTCAATTGCCGCAACATAGTTTTGTGCGTATGTTAACCCGTAAGATTGCAACCCTCCAGCGGCGGATGCTGTTCCAAATCCAGCTTTTCCTATAACTTGTCTTACAGCATCTTTGGTGAGGGTTCGACCGATGGCTTGTTGAACAGCTTTGTCCGCAAGGCTCCTGCCGCCTTTAATTGCTGTCTGTTTGAGACCCTGCTTTACGACCGAACTTGCAACCTTGCTGCCTACTCCGCCTGCGCCTAAAGTCATTACCATAGACTGAGCCTCCTCAAAGAAAACATCGGTAATCTTAGTTCCTACTCCGCCCTTGGACGTGGTTATATCACGGGTCTCCCTTACGAGAGTGGACTCTCGGGCAAGATCTTCCAAAATGTCCCTAAGTGGATTTGAGTCAGAGATTAAAGTTGCTGCTCCATAAACAAATTGCCCAGCCTTCAATGCTCCAAGATTAATAGTTTGTCCAGCCCTGTCGTAGGAATCGCCTACACCAGATCCAGCAAAGCTTACGCCTCCATCTGTAGCTGTGTTTGCTACTTTCAGGAAAGCTTGCACCTGATCAGCATAAGATAAGTCAGAAAACTGGTTTTCACTACCTTCTGTGAGTGCTATTTGGCGGTTAAACCACTCATTCATGCTTTTTTCTGCGCTTGCCGATGTTCTTTCCAGCATCGCCCCGTGCTGGGTCACTGTGTTGTCCCTGTGCTGCTCAATGGCTGAGGGGGACATCATTCTTTGCTGTATATATGGAGCAGTCCCAGATTCCTTAACCATCCTTTTGTATTCATCGGCGTCTAGTTGTTTTGCAATCAGGTTTGGGTTAAACAAAACCGTTCCGTTATTTAAAACTCTGGTTTCTTCGCTGGCATCTTCCCAATCGTCAGCACTTTTAACGTAATCCTCATACACTCTTAGCATTTGCTCCTGATTGAGGTTGTTAGCTTTTGCAAAATCATCTACCCACGGTGCATCTTCATAGTTATCGAAAGCTCTCGTTACAGCGGCTCCAGTCTTCCGAAGCGTGGACAATGTTGCACCAACCACATTGACACCTGCCTTCACTCCGCCAAACAAGGGGTTATTTAGTGTTCCTTGAATTATGCCTCCTTGGCTTTTTCTTTTTTTGTCGGATATGACAAGGTCGCCAGAAGCCCTGAACGCCTTCGTCATAAACCCTCCTTTATCGTTGACCTTCAGCTCTGGTCTCCATCCGATGTAGGGGGTGTCCGCCAAAACGTCCGCATATGCTGCGCCACCAATTTCATTTACTTTAGAAGCAAAAGCATCAACAGTTTTTGCGTGAGCAATGCTTTTAGCATTAGCTTCTTGGTGGATTTTTTCATAGGTGGTGTTGGCTTCCTCGGTTGTAATATTTTTATTGTAAATATCATCCGCCAATTGGCGCATTTTTAAGCGTGTTTCTGGAGATGTCTTTTTGAAGGTGTCTGCGTTATCATATAAATCTTGTCGATAAGCTTTCCTAGCGGCATCAACCTCCTTCATCCTGTCCTCCTTGTAGGCTCCAGTAACATCCTCGATGAACGGTTTTAGTAGCTGAATGGATTTGTATTCTACGTTCATAAGCTGATCTGCATCAGCGTTGTTGGTGTAGTTTCTCTCAAGGTAGGTTTTGTAAGCCCCACTTATAGCCTTGTCCCTTGACTTTTTGGCGGCTTCTACTTGCTCGGGCGTTCCGCCTCCCTTTACCCACTCCTCATAAGCTCCCAGTATTCTCACCTCTTCATCGCGGTATGCGTTGGAGTTTGCTAGTCTGGATTTGGTCAGGGCTTTGTTTTTTTCTTCGTAGGCTCGAGATCTGGCGTTGTATGCCTGAATCATCTTGACGCGCTCCTCGTTGTCCTCGGGGACAGCGTTGGGTATTACGAGACCTTCAGGTATGCCTCCTTTGGCTACAGACCTTGCTGTATTGTATTGCTTGTCCGCTTCGTCGTATTTTGCTCGCTTGTCGTCGTCGGCAAGTATTCTGGCTCGCGTGTCTTCTATTTTTTTGGTTAGCGCGTCCCTGCTTTCAGCGTAGCCGTCCTCATTACTCATCTCCTCGTTGACCGCTAGTTGCTGATCAAGGCTGAGGAGTTCTTTTTCCGCCCTTTCCCTCTCGTATTTTGTTAAAAGGTCGGTTTTGAGCTTTTGTTTTTTCTCAGAAAGGTAATCTGCGCTAATGCTTGCCGATTCGCGCTCTGCTTTTTGTGATGCTTCTAGGCTTCGCTTCTGGGCGAGGTCAGCGTGTTGCTCTTCAGTCAGTCCAGACCTAGACGCCCCTTCCTCGTCCGTATATACATACTTGCTGTATCCCCCCTCTTTCGCGGCGGCTTTAAACCTTTTGTTCCGTGCCGCCATTGATTCTGCGGCGGCTCGAGCCGAATCCCTTTTTAGGGCGTTGGCTTCTGACTGCCTCGCGGCTTCAGCTCGTTTAGCCTCACGGTCTGCGAGGTGCATACTTCTGCTGTATTGGTCAACTGCTGATGAGAAGTCGTCGTAGGGATCACGGAGTGGTGTTGGGGGCATCTTGCGATAGTATGTAAATTATTAATTAGAACTAAAAGCCGTATTTGTTGATTCCAGTCTCTTTTTTGACGGATTCACTCGACGCGCCCTCCTTTCTCATGGCTTCGGCTGCTCTTAGGCTTTTCATGTATCGTTTCCGTTCGGCTTTTTGGGCGGCTGATACTGTGTTCGCTCTAACAAAATGCTCCCCAACAGCTTTACCAGCATCGGAGACATTTTTTACCGCTACTTTACCAAGATCCATAACATTTTTCCCTGTCTTAAGTAAATCTCTCGAGGCTGCATATGCAATTTTCTCTCCTTGGGTCTTGGTTCGACCTCTCTTTTCCTGCATCCTTTGTGCGCTGACTTTTTCTAAGTTAGCACGATCTGGAGTTGGCATACTGAAATCATCCACATCTTTGATGTCGTCGGACGATGAAGAGGCATATGATGGCATTTTGGCTGGTTCATCGGGTTTTGGTATGCTTACGGGACTCTGTTGCAACTGTGTTGGGGCAGTCGCCATGCCTCTTGTGTCTTTGTTTGTTAACGGGTTCGCTGTAACCGAGTTGGGTCGGGTTGAGTTCGTATTTTCAGATCTTATGTTTTGAACCCGATCCGCTGAGGATTGATCGACGCTTTTAAGTTTTGTGTCTAGCTTGTCTTTGTTAAAATTTCCGCCTGCCGTTCGATACTCATTGTTTGCGCCAATAGTATAGCTTTTCTTCAATGAGCCGTCATCATTGACAGCCGAATCGCTGGGCATCTGTGCAGTAGAGCTAGATGCTGGGCTTCCCATCCTAAAATCTTCCGCTTCAAGCTTTAATGGAGGCTTGCTCGCTGTTGACGTTTCTGGCGGTTGGCTTACAGGGCTTGGGCTTGATCCGCTCTGTCTCGCTTCCTGACCCCCCTCCCTGCTTAACCTAACTTTTTCCTGAAAGTCTTTTGCATCCGCAATCTGCTTCTCTGTAAGCGGAACGGGCTTCATTCTTGAACGTGGCTTTTGTGCTGGCGGGCTTACGGGGCTTGTAGGGGAATCCTTTGGTGTGGTGACCAGTATTCTTGGGTCTTTATATTGATCATAAGGCTCTTGCTCTGCTCCTGATGCTGGCTTAGTTGCCTTGGGTGATTTTTCAACTTTGTTCGGCGAGGGGGTGGAGTTGTTGGGGCTAAAGTCGCCCGCTGGATTTCCTTCTGTTTTTCCTCCAGTCTCTCCTCTGAGCTTTCTGTCTAGCTTTTCTTTGTCGCGCAGGTCTTGGTCTGTGATCAACTTCTGCCTTCTCGCTGTTTCAAAGGCTTCCTTTTGTTTTCTTTTTTGGTCTAATTCATTTTGCGCCCTAATGTCAGATGGGTCGGTTCCAAATTTGTCCTTTTGGGCTTTTGGTAAATTCCTCCATCTGCGCCTCGCGTCCGCATCAGCCATGGTGGGGGTTTGACCTTTAAACCTTCCTTTCGTGTATTCATTTGTGCCTGCCGCTTGTTTTCCACGTCGGTCTCGATGCTCTTGTAGGTATTTTCCCCAGCCAGAGTGTTCGGGGCTTCCCTTTCCCCCACTCTTTGACGATCCTTGACCTCCAGATTGTTTTAGGTATTCTGCGTTTTTAGCCGCCTTTACCGCTTTGGCGTTCCTCCTTTGCGTGTAGCTTTTATCCATTATGCGAAGATCGTTTGTCATCGCTGGGTTTACCACTGGTCTTGCTGTTGACATAACGGTATCGGTTGACGGTTTGTTTTTATTTTTTAGTGACATGGCGCAAGGATCTTAATTGACTTGCAAGCACTATGGCAAATAAGTATGGTGATTGCAACGAATAAAACACATGATTGACCCTCAAAAAACCCCAGACTTTATTACGCCTCCTTCAGCCATTACCTCTACTGAGAAAATTGCATCACACGAAGGTAGCAGTAAAACTCTAACCGAGGCTGCAAAAGATGGTCGTGTTGCTGTCCGCCCTAAAGAAATAGGCTTGGCGGTCATGATGAAACTAAATGAACAATTCGGAGATAATGCAGTGGTCGATACTTTAGTTGAGTGCATGGCTGCAACAAAAACGATTGCGGTAGGGGGTCGACCAATGGAGGTTCCTGACTATAAAATCAGGTTAGATTCCGCCAAGACCGTGATGCAATACCAAGTTGGTAACGCTGTAACCCGAACTGAGGTTGTCACTCACAATGTTGACACCCTGTCTTCGTTGCAATCAAAATTGCAAAAATCGCCAGCTTTACGCAGAGCTGTAGGAAATATGCTCACTGGTAGCGGAGGGGGTGGAGTTGATGGCGAGGGGATTGTTGATGTCTCCCCCCAGAGGGAGCTTAGCAACGAAGAAGCGTCCGAAGCTACGGCGGAGCTACAACGCCTCCCTCAATCTGAGGATACTGAGGTGGGTAGAGCGATCCGAAAAGTAGTTCCTGTTGAAGATTTGAGATCGAAGGGTAGCATGAAGGATGCTGTGCAGAAATTCAGCAACTAATAACCAACCATTTTAAGGTTGTCATTTTGTGTTTTTGTGGTTACATGGTCTTAGCGTGACTAAGTCTATGGCAAAATTACACTCTATTCCTCTCTGTTTGATTGACGGGGGATGGAAAGATATTGGCTACCTTAGTTCTTTGCGTATCGTAAAAAAAGAGGTGGAGGGGGACGGCACTAATGGCGAGTGGGCTGTCCAACACCGCCTCGAGGGGCAAATTAAAACATTCCCTTTAAGTTGGTTGGTCGATGATCACCCTATCCTCAGACTGGTGCTTGAAAAAGAAAGTGAAAAAAGTTCTTGTGCTGCGTAGTAACCCGTGTAGGTTGCCACTGCAAAGCAGCCACACGAACAATGTTATACAAATATCAAGAGCTAGTCACCCGCAGCGTTAACCCTCAACAGGAGAGTCTGCACAGTGCCTAAGACTAAGTGTTGGAATACCAAGGCTGATGCGGAGTCAGCTCTACCCTTGTGGCTCCGTAATAGGGGTTTAGTTTCCGTGAACAAAAACTATGCTCATGACCGATTAAAGATAGGGTGTGCGGTAAGAGAACGCAGAAAGTCTGTAGGCATGAGCCTGCGCTCGCTTGCGAAATGGATGGGAGTTTCACATACTCACCTAAGCAATCTTGAACTTGGGCAAAAGCCATGGAGTCGTGAAAGGTTGCAAAACGCCAGCGATGTTTTAGATATGCACGAACGATCCCAAAACAAATTTCCTCCCGCCTCTGTGGGAGAAAAAACCAAAACAGAAACCAAAACAGAAACCAAATAAAATTATGTCAAATAATACTAAAAACATTATCCATCTCGGCTACGGTCGATATGTTAACGCCAATGATGTGTCATGCATCTCTCAGCAAAAATCAGCCAAGTTCCGAGCAACTACTGACGGTCACCTTAATGGCACTCCCGTGGACGAGGTGAGTGATGATGAGTTGACCATCGATGCTTTTGTCGTCGTCACCCCTAAAATCGGTCAGCCGATCGGTCTTAGAACTACGGATGACAAAGTGGAGGCATACACGACCGAGGTGGTGAACGCCGTTAACGAGTCCCGCGATGTTGTGCACCCATCTGACTACGAGCCATCCGAAAAGGAGTCTCCTGAGAAGATTGTGCCTATTAGCGGTTAATTTAACCATAACGTGACACTTGGGGGAGGACACGATAAAATACCCCCCAAAACAACTAATAGCCAAAACAAGCCATGATAACCAACAGACCAGTTAAGAAAAAAACCAGATCAGTCCCTATGTCGGAGGCTGACCAGAAACTTTTTGATATTTCCGTCAAAATACGCAACGAAGTCATAACGTCAGGGGTCAGGGTTGATCCTAGACGATGCGATTCTTGCAATTTGCAACTAAAAGCAGTCGCTGGCGGGTGGGTGTGTCCAAGCTCAACCTGCGATTATTTTCAGTCCTTGCTTAAGCCCTCAACCACCGCATAGAAGAATCTTTTAACATTATGAAAAGCAAGAAAACAGAAGATACAAAAACCAAACACACAAGCGGCGAGCTGTCGGAGGGATTGAAGATAGGCTCGTTTGGCTTTGTGGATAACTACAATCTAAAATGTGGGACTGATGGAGTCATGAGAGTGAGAGACGGCAGGACACTAGATGAATACATAAATAGCCCAAGCATGGTTAAAGCCAGAAAAGACGGGGAAACAAACCATGACGATTGGATTTTAATTACAGCCACTAACTACGAGCGGGGATGTATCCCACACTGTGCATGAAAGATTGCTACGCGAACGCACAAGCTGACAGATAACCCGACGAATCATGAGCCAAGACATTGACCAACTATGGTGGGCAACATCACCCAACACTGACGCAAAACGAGAGCGCGAGGGGGATTCTCGTCCAGCGACTTGTTC